GGCCTTAAGAAGGTAGAAGAGACAGACTCTGGAGCCTACTCTGTAGGTAAGGTGTTTTTGGCTAACTACAAAGACCACGAGTTTGTAAAGATATTAAATAAGTATAAAATTGCATCACAATTATATAAGCTTTTCTTTAAGCCACTACCAGAACTAATCTGTGGTGACGGTAAAGTTAGAGCGCACTTCAAAGACACAGGCACTAAGACAGGACGATTAAGCTGTTCAAGTCCAAACTTGCAGCAGTTAGCAAAGCCTAATGATAAGTTCCCTATCGAAACACGAGCTTGTTTTATAGCTGGTCAAGGCAGAAAGTTAGTTACTGCTGACTTTAGTGGTCAAGAAGTTTGTATTATGGTAGAGGAATCACATGACGAAAACATTAAAGACATTCTTCTCAAGAACCAAGATGTTCACCTTAAGACGGCAAAGGATGCCTTCGGAGCAGACATTCCAAATGAAGCACTATCTCGTGACCACCCAGACTATGCAAAATACTGTAAGGTGTTCAAGAAAGAAAGAGCTAAGGCTAAAATCTTTAACTTTGCCCTCCCTTATGGAAAGGGTGCGTTTGGTTTCTCAAAAGATTATGGTATCTCTGAAGAAGAAGCTCAGAAGATTTTGGATAACTATTTTGCTAAGAATTTTAATCTTAAGTTGGCTATGGACAAAGCGAAGAGAGAAGTTGAAACAACTGGCACAGTCACCTATCTTTCAGGACGAAAAAGACATTTTAGAAAGATACGCAAAGTCTCCCCAGACGGTAAAGTGTGGGAAGGCTATCCAAAGAAAGCAATGAGACAAGCATTCAATGCTAAGGTTCAAGGCTTTGGTGGAGATATGATGCGCATTGCTATGAACAAAATCAGAGCAGAAGCAAAGCTATTTCCTAACTTTGATATTAAATTCCACGCCACGGTCCACGACGAAGTTTGTGTATCTTGCAAGGAAGAATATGTCAAAGAAGCCTCGTTGTTGGTTAAGAATTGTATGGAAACATCAGTTAAATTAATTGTTCCTTTGTTATCAGACATTGGAATAGGAGACAATTACAGTGAAGCAAAATAAGTATATGTACAGAAATGATTATGTAGAATTATTATCGCAAGAAGGTACTTATGTCGCAAAAATAGAACACCGGGATGTTAACAAGGTTCTAACTAGGTATTGGTCAGTAGACGAAAAGGGCTATGTGCGAACTCAGTTTCCTAATAGAACAGCCTTACATAACTTTATTATGGACCTAAACAAACCCTCAAAAGACAGAGAAGTAGACCATATAAACAGAGATAGAACTGACAACAGGCGTATAAATTTACGCTTTGTTAATAGACAATTAAATAATTTAAACATAACTAAGCAGAAGAATAATACTTCAGGGCATACAGGAGTTGCTTGGCATAAACAAAGAGGCAAATGGCGGGCTTACATAATGATTGATTACAAACAACACTCCTTGGGACTCTTTGAGTCTAAAACAGAGGCTATTAAAGCTAGAAAGAAGGCCCTCAAGAGTGTGTTTAATGATTTATATAAAAAGTATTCAGGGGCTAAATAATGAGAGTAAAAGAAGGAGCAAATATACAAACAAGCAATTTCATCAATGATATTTTTGAAGGCTATATTAAAGCAGAGTCTGTACTTGTTGACCAAGCAGACATCGAGCGGGTTAATGAAGCCATTCGCACAATACAGGAATTCGAATTAGATACAGAAGAAGTCACGGAGATAAGTTAAAATGGCAGTAGAAGGAAAATCATTTACCAGCAATGTAAGTAAGCTGGCTAAAAATCTAGATAAAATTATAGGTATGCAACAGGGTGTTGTGAGTCCAGTAATGGTTCATATGGCACCTACCAATGTATGTAATTTACATTGTGACTACTGTTGCTACGGACAACGACCAGTTAAAGGAGAGTTATCATTAGATGAAGTTAAATCAGCACTCAAGCAATTCCGTCAACTTGGAACTAAAGGACTTGAATGGACGGGTGGTGGAGACCCAAGTATGTGGAAGCATCTTAATGCCGGAACAGAGTATGCCAAAGAACTTGGATACGACATCGGACTTATTAGTAACGCTCTCGATTGGAGAAATTTCAATCGCCACGACTTACTCCAATGGATGCGAGTATCGTTCCACGCTACTAATGTCGGAAAAGACATTGAGCCGGGAATCAATCGTTCGAAGGACATTAATCCGAATTTGGAAATTTCTGGTGTCTATATCTGGACTACGGGTTCGGAAAAGACGATTGCGGAAGTAGGGAGACTAGCCGATAAATATAAGATTCCAACACGTGTAACACCAGACCTTACTTTAGGTAATCAATCAATTGACTTTATGATGAAGCACGTTGGCGATTATGTTAAAGAGACTGGCAGTGAGTTCTTATTCTTATCAGACTTTAATGTTCAAACATCACGAAGAAACGACCATTGTTATATGCACATGGTTAAACCATTTGTATACCCAGACAAGAATGTATATGTATGTCCTTCGGCAGCACTCTCACCAGAGAACCAACTTAAAGTTAATGATAGATTCAAGGTGTGTACAATTGATACCATTCTCGAAGTATACTCGAAAGGAGTGACAATGAGAAATCACGACTGTAGTTTCTGTAAATACGCCCCACAAAATGAATTTGTGGATGATGCACTTACACCAACAAAGCACCCTAGCTTTGCATAAGAGGATATAGAAAATGAGTGAACCAAATTTATTCGATGAAAATTATTTTGAACACGGACAGGAAAAGAGAATTAGTGGATACACCAGTTATGGCTGGATGCCCGAAAGAAGCTACCCAGAGGCCATCAGTATTGCTAATGCCCTAGAACTGGATTCTTCTGAATCTGTATTAGACTTTGGCTGTGCTAAGGGATACCTTGTAACTGCTTTAGTCCACCTTGGGTATAATGCCTATGGTTTAGATATTAGTGAGTACGCTATTGCCAACTGTCATCCAGACGTAAAAGACAGGGTTTGGATTGATAATGGTGACTTTTGGAGAGAGCCAATAGAAGGAAATGTGTGCTCATGGCTTATTGCAAAAGACGTTATGGAACACATCCCAGAAGCAGACATACCTGCAACCCTTACTAAGCTTAGATACGCTACAGAAAAGGGAGCATTGTTTGTTATTCCATTAGGGGAAGATAACAAGTTCCGTATCAGAGAATACGAAATTGATGTCACACACGTTACTAGAAAAGATGAAGGTTGGTGGACACAACAAATGCTTAAGGCAGGATTCAAGAATGTAAAGGTCTCTTATAATATGGGCGATGTTAAGAAGAAATGGATTGGACCTTATCCATACGGTAATGGATTTTTCATAGCTACAAAGTAAAATGAGTCTTGAGGAGCAAGTTGAGCACGATAAAGTTTGTGACCAGCTTGCTTCTCGTCTCAAATTGAGCGGTAGATATGATTGGATTGAAAAGCACGTGGATTACGGTAAGAAGAAACTCCACGGTGAAGCAGACATTGTTGCTGGAACAGGGAACAGCATTCACTACTATGAAGTCAAACTTCGTTATAACGATTCCTCGTTTTATAAGGCAACAAAGCAATTTAAACGATTTGACAGGTGTACGGATTTAATGGATGTAAAATTCATATATGTAACACCACAAAGAGTAATAAGAGTTAGACTATGAAAGAAATATTAGAACACAATGCTTTGTTCCGTAGTGATATGTCAGACGAGGAACTATTACATTGGATAGATACACATTTAACTATAATGAATAAATACAACCAGTTTACAGGAGAAAGACGTTGAAAGTAACAATAGTAGTAGCATACAATAAGCAAATAGAAATGACTAAGAAGTTTCTTGACAAGATGCAAGAGACAACACAGGGCAGTCAACACATAATTACTTGTACTCTTGTACACGGATACGTGGAAGATGAAGAAGATATTGTCCATCCCTTTGTCACTAACTTTGTACGAGTTAAGAACGAAGGATATTGTAAAACAATTAATGCGGGCTTAAAAACAGTAGAATCTGATGTTGATTATATATTTTTAACTGGCAATGATTCATTCCCTCGTGAGAGTGGTTGGCTTGATAAATTAGTAGAAGATGCTTGTGTTTCAGGAACAGCAATCATAGCTCCTGCTGACCACCTACCAATATCGGCAAGATTCCAATTAGTAGATAGCGTTAAAGGAAGATACGCCTATTGTCACATGTGGCCATCAATAGCTTGGCTTATACCAAAGGATGTCTTTGACGAGATAGGCTATATGGATGAAAGATTCTATGGCGCAGGGTATTATGCTGACGATGACTACTGTAGAAGAGTGTTGGATAAGTATGGTCCAACCTCCATTATAGTAGTAATTGATGTTATATTAGACCACCTCACCAGTAAAGAAGGTGCTGCGCTGGGTATTATGGGACAGATGAGTGAGCTACATACTATATTTGAAGAAAAATGGAGACCAAAATGATAGACGACAACTACGATAATGAAGAATACGACGAAAGCTTTGAAACAGATGACGATGAATAAAATAGGACTAGCTGTTATTAGCTATGCACGACCACAGTATTTAAAGGCTTGTTTAGCTTCACTTAATGCCAATAATTGGGGTGGAGCAACCTATAGACTATTGATAATAGACTATAAGGATGAAGAAACTAAGCGTCAGAATATGATGGTTGCAATAGAAGCCGGTGTCAACAACGTCATTTATTTCACAGAGAATAGAGGCGTAGCTAAGGCTAAGAATGAAGCTTTCAAAAGAATGCTGAATGCAGATTGTGAACATATCTTTGTTATGGAAGATGACATCCTTATGGTATCTCCTACTACTTGTGGGAGCTATATACATCTGGCCAATTTCTCTGGTCTCGAACACCTTAACTTTGCGCATCACGGTCCGATGAATAAGAATAAAAAGAAGGTTATAGAACATAAAAATACACTTGTTCAGGTGCATCCAAACTGTGTTGGCGCATTCTCTTACTACAGTCGACACTGTTTAGAGACTGTTGGGTTGTTAGATGAGCACTTTTATAATGCTTGGGAGCACGTAGAACATACTATGCGAATAGCTGATGCCGGATTAACTACACCCTTTTGGTATTTTGCTGATTGCCCCGGTAGTGAGAAACTATTACAAGAAATACCTGGCTCTATAGACTATAGTTCTATTAGACCACGTGATGACTGGGGAAAGAACATTCAAGAAGGTAAAGAATACTGGTTAAAGAAGCACGGTAAATTCTTACCACCGTATCCACATGATTTTTGGAACGGTAACTAATTTTAAAGAAAGATAAAAATTAAAAGGAAAGGCTATTTAAGCCAAATCCAATGATTCTAGTGAAACATCTTCAACTTTGCCGTCTTTGTTAGAATTTATGAGAGTGCCTTTTTCTATGACAACTTTTACACAAGGTTACTCCATTTCTTGTTTGCCACAGCCTTGAGTACCTTTTGATATTTGATAACCATACTTACTTGAGGTATATTTTAGGTTACACCACTGACATATGTTAACAACTTGCTTTTTATTGCGTTTTTGAAATTTATGATAACAAGAAATAGAACAAAAATTAAGGCCGTACCCAACAATCTGCTGAGTACAGTTTTTACATAACATTAAGCAAGTTCTACAGAGACCAAACTTACGTCTTCTATAGAATTGTCTTTGAATTCTACTTCAACTTCAAATTCATACTTAGTGTCATCATGTTCGAATGTACCTGAAACAACTACTGTTGCGTCTTTGTCTTCAAAGTCAAGGTCTGTTACCGTAACTTCATCAAGGTCGTCATTCAATCTGATTCTTTCAACGTCGTCTTCGTCTAGTGTTTCTAGAGCTACAACTTCGCCATCTACAAGGTCAGCGATTTCTGCTTTAGCTTCAGCCAATGCAAGGTTCTTAACGTCAGTCATAAATACTGCGCAATCTCCTACAAGTGCTGCTTCGTCATCGTCTAGGTCTTGAGTACATACTGTCAAGTCACCGTTATTGTCGATAAGAGCTTGTTCAAGAACTTTTAATTCTACACTGCCTACTTCTACAATCTTTTCAACTTCTACAATCTTGTCAACTAGAACTTCTTTAGTTTCAGTTACAGTAACAATCTTAGGTTCTGCTTTAGCGATTGCTGCATCTCCGATTGCTTTAATTTCGTCAGCTGTTGGTACTGAACTGTAATGTCCAATTGCACCAAATACTGCGCCTGAAGCTACTACGCCAATAAGACCTAGTGCTGCTATTGTTTTCTTTTCCATTTTATGTTTCCTCGATAAATACAGCCGTTAGGCTATACTTATTTAGTTTTTATATAAATCTGTCGTTTGCAAATAAGTCGAAACTTAAATACTACTAGAAAGATTTAGGAGTCTAATCCTTGATTACAATACTAACTTTGCCATTACTGGTTCGGTTAATCGCCACGTATTTACCAATAAACTTTATTGTGCTTTTAGCCCAATGGTCTTCTGGTAATTCAGGCAAGAACTTGATAAGTAATGATGCTAGTGTTACTGCTGTAGTAATGATAGGCCAAGCAGTTTCTAGCCATTGTGGGACATTTGTTAGTACTTCTATCATAGGGTATATTCCTCTATTTATAAAGATTTATATTGTTAAGTATATAGATTGACACTTTTGTCATCCATACTATTATATATGGTGGTAGTATGCTTATAAAGGTTAACCGAAAGCTTTATAAACAAACTTCCTTATTTGTCAAAAACGTCATAAAAGTAAATTTGGTGGTATTTTTCACGGAATCTGGAGGCAAAACCGCCCTTTATCCATATATCAGCTATAAAGTCACCGAACTTCATCTCTTTGCCATAGTCTCCATCACGTCTATAGGACAGGTTCCAAAGAGATTTCATTTCTTCTCTTTGTTTTTGAATGTAAAGCTGGTTTCTAATACCATCTAAAAATGGAAATTCCAATTGTTGTTCAATCTTACGTTCAAGTGTTGGCATTTAGAATACCTTTATACGAGCCTTTATCGTTGAATCCAAACCAAATTGTATAGTATTGATTCTCAGGGTCATTATAAATTTTAGTATCTTTAATATAATACTTAGTTCTAGCTTCTGGAGTAGTTCTATCATACCAATAACACCAGTCTAGGAAGCACCAGTTTAATGGATACTCATCAGACCTATAGCCTAACCAACAGTGTCCACCACCGTCTACTGAACCAGCAAAGAGAAGCATTCTATTAGCAGGTACACCACAAGCTCGTGCAAGTGCATAAATTAATATTGCACCATCTTCACAGTCTCCTGTTTTCTTGGTAAGTGTTTCGTCTGGAGTTTGCCAGTATTCTGACATCTTCCACGATTTAATATCACCTGTATACTTAATATTCTCAGCAACCCATCGTAGAATATCTGTCATAAGATAATCTGTGTGCTGTTTAGTATTAAATGTTGCAGCAGTTGATAAGGTTAACTTACTTGGTGCATCTATAAATTCCTTTGACCACGTTTGTACATTAACAGACTTTCTTAAATTACTGTCTATAATATAATATACAGGATACCATAGAGACTTAGACTCCATAAATTCAAAGATTTCTGGATACTTCTTCGTTTGTGAACGAGGTACTTGTGGTAATATATAATCTGTCATTAAAGGTCTTCTGGTATAACATCTTTTATTCTGTTATCCAATACGCTTTGTACGTCAGTTAGAAGATAATATTTATCTCCAATTTTAAGACATTCTGTTTGTAATACCATTATACTGCCCTCACTGAACACCCACTTATTGTAGGATAGCCAGTAGTTGGTGATGAACTTTTCGGTGTAAGCCTTACTGTTAACTTTGTTGGTTCGCTTGTAAATGCAGTAAACTCGCTTAACATAGGGGTTGTGCCGCAAGGCAACCATCCTGTATCTTCTCCGGCATTTGTAAGTTTATAAGTTAAATCTGCTCCTGCTTCCCAATAATAAATGAGAGGTACAAGAATACTTTTTGAAATTGTAGATGAAAAGGTTCCTGAAGGAATATTCATAACAACATCGGTATATACTGCAGTTCCAACTGTATTATATTGAAGTTCATAAACGCCAGCAGTACTTAATCCATTACCTGATGTGTGTGTGCATCTAAGTCGTAACCCTTGAACCGAAGATATTGTTCCAGCATATACTCCTGACCACGTTGCAGGACCTGTTACAGCATTTAGAAGTGTAGAAACTGTTGACCAAGAACTTCCATTATAAGACTGTAATTCAACGGTTAATGTACGCGTACCAGTACCTCCTGTAATCTCTGCTTTCCAATAAACCCTATCAATACTCTTAGATGAAAATGTTTTCCCAATACTGTGCGTTCCATCTCCACCTTTTGTTGCCTGGGTTGTAAGGTTTGAATCAAAGGCATAAGTGGGATTTGTAAAACTGTCTGGGTCATGTAGGGTGTCACTAGCAGCGGTATTAGTAAAATCAGCACCATAGCCAAGATTAGTAGAGTCAAATGTTCTAAAATAGTTTGTTGTTAAGGTAGTATCAACGCTATTCATTCTACCGTCTGAATCGTTGTATGCTTCTCCCCACCAATCAAAACCGCCTTTTGAGAACGTAACGCTTCTGTCTTGTAGTTGTCTAATTAAGTTAAGTGCTTCTAGTGTATAGGCTTCTATAAAGTTAGAGTTTAGCTGTGAAGAGAAAGATGTGTTCACTCCCGCTGTGAATGTGTTAAGTGTCATTGTTTATTTCCTCATTAGAATAATTGAAACATTGATGTTGTATTTGCTACTGATGCTGTTTTAAACGAAGCAATTACTGCGCTGATGTTTGCTGTTGACCCATTAGCGAATGTCCACGTTGGTGATATGGCTGTAGCTGTAGTCTGAATCTTATAAGCTGCACCGCTACCATAACATACTCCGCCAGTTAGTGGTTGTTGGTATGCTATAGTCATACTCTCACTAATACTAACTGTAGACATGGTGTTACCACCAGTAACTCCAGCGATTATGATTTCATTGTCTTGTGATGGCGTAATACTACCAGGAGCAATTGTTGCTCCACTTGCTGCTGATGTTCCGTTCTCAACATCAAAGGGAGAAGCTACACCACTACTAAAAGCCATAATAGTCAATACGGATGCAGTGGTTGTTGTCGAAAAAGTATGTCCTGTACCAACTGTAGGTGTTGCACTATTAACATAAAATATCTGAGTACTTGGAGTAGCGTTGTTTTGCTTAGTTAACCCGGTCCAAGTGTTACCCTTGTTATCAGTAACAACCATTGCTGAGTTACCAGTAAGCATAGCAACTAAAAAGGTTGCACCAGTAGTATCTAAACTGGCTGTAGTACAACCAGAAATGCCCTGTGCTCCACCACTAACTACTAATGTTGCTGCCATTTAAGCCTCAGAGATACTAGCTACGCATCCCCATTTTGATGTTACTGTATCATAAATAAAACCAACAGTTAATACTTTTGATAGAACCGTTGTCGTTGGTAGTGCAACTCCTTTAGCTTCAAAGGATGCTCCCCAGGTAATAGCACGTGCCGTACCATCATCTTTAATTCTAATTATTAATCGTTGAAAGTTAGTAGGAGTTCCTGACAAGTTAGTTGTCATTGATGTTATTGCTTCAGCTTGTGCTGTAATAGAATAAGCGTCATAGTTATCAGTATTAATTGTAGGAGTAGCGTGAGACGTAGTTGAACCAACTCGTGGCGTTACTCTCTTGTTAGTAAATGTACTTGTACTTGAAATAGTAGGTACAGCTACACCGCCGTTTGTAATTGCTCCTGTTGCTGCTAAGTTATCTACTGTAGTAGTTCCTGTGAATGTAGGAGAAGACGTACCTGATTTAGCGTTAATAACACTAACCATTGTATTCCATTCTGCTCCTGAAGTTTCTGCATCCAGTGCTGTTTTATCGCTGTCCCATGCCATGTTTAATTGTGCTCCTTGTTAAATGTTTATATTAAATAATTCTTCTCCTTCTCCGAAGACTATTGGATATGTAAGAGGGAATGTTGCTGTTATTGGTTCGTAACCACCGTCAAGTGCTAACACTGAAGAATCTAAGTCTCCTAGTGTTGGGTGGTCTAAGACAAATGAATCTAATGCGTAAGTGTGCTTAACTGCGGTAAGACCGAGGGTTCCATCTACAACAACTGTTTCTGATAGCTGTGTCTGTAAGAGAGCTTCGCTATCATCAGCTGACAAGTTCTCTTTAATAGATGTCTGTTCGTTAGCTGTTTGTGCTAATGTTTCCGCTAATTTTTTTACTGGGTCTAAGCTCATTATGGTCTTGTATAAGTAATTTGTGTAATGAATTCTATGTCGAAAGCTTGAGTGTGATTAATGGTTGGTATAACTGTTTCTGTCATAAGCGTACCACTAGTTGATGCCGACAAGGAGGCTAGTCCCTTTATACTTTCTCCATCAGTTCCAACTAATGCTCCAGTTTTAGTGGCCGAATAAGTAAGCACATTAGTGTCCCTAGTCTTACTTACTGCCAACCTAGTTCCATACTCTCCGCTCATAGAGGTGTCTGTAACATCTACCGTTGTCAGTGTATTAGAGAAGGCGTAATGAGTTGGAGTGACAAAAGACTCTCCAGTCATGGCCTTTGCTACTTCATTTAAATGTGTGTTTGGAATTACCATATTTATACCGTACCTATGTCCTCTTCAAGAGAAAAAGTATCTGTTTCTGTTGTATATTGAATTTCTGATAATCGTAATACTTTGTTTAATACGCCTGTTCTTGCAATCGTGCAAATAATTCTATCGCCTAATCTCCAAGATTTAGCTCCAGAATTAACTGTTACGTCAACCTTAAGTTTGCCCCATTTAGTATTATTAATATAATCTTGTCCTCGGGATTTGAGAACTGTAACGGCTTGCTCTTTTAGAACCGCAGAGTATTCGGCATCGTTATCTACTGTTACTTGATTCCCTTGAACAACTGAAACAGTTTCTACTGTTGCAGTATATAGAGCATACCAAGAGGTTGTAAAGGGGTATGATGTTGGAAATCTTTTTGTTGACTGAGCCGAACCCCATGATTTAACCATGTCATCTTGGTTAATGTTTTCAGCGTACTTAGTCTCATCAACATACATATAAAACTTAAATCCGTGTTTAGCTATACTTGTATAATCTTGTACACGAGTTTGGATAGGAAGCCCATTTGGAGCAGTTCCTCCTTTTATAATAATGAAATTCTTAACTGCTGAAACATCTCTTCCATCTTTATATCCTACAACACTGTTGTCAGTTGAAGGGTCAAACGAATATGATGTTCCTGCCGTATCTGCCCGTATTTGGAGTTTATTATCCTTGTCTACCCACCAGTGGTATGCACCGTCAGCAGTATATGGGTCTGATAACATTTCTTCTAGTACCTTGCTTAAAGGTTTATAGAAGTACTTCTTTTTATATGTAGGAAAAGAAGTTGACCCATCTTTTTTGGTAAGTAACGGGTTATCATCAGACCAGGTTACTGTGAAATTAGTATTTTGTAATTGTAAGCTTTCTAATGCTGCTTTAACAATTTCTAACGGACTTTTAAGGACATCGCCTGTGTCATAAAATACAATACCTGTGACGATGGCTTCACTAAAATTAAATCCCTCAAGTCTTATTTCATCCTGGGTACCAGTGGTGTTTGTGGGTATGTCCCGTATTGCACCAACCATAAGTATATCGTCAGCATCAAATGTGTTAATATTAGTTACACGTGAAATTTGAAGTTTATCGTTTGGTTGAAAGTAGTTATTCCATCTTCCATAAGGATTATTAAGCTTCATACCAAAACTGTCTTTCTTGTCACCAATTGCTACGCTAATTATAGGGTCATATATATCAGCAATTACAGTTCCAGTTCCAGACCAAGAGATACCATTAAAGGCAAATCTCTCAACCTTCCATTTCACAAAAGACATCTTAAACAGTTCTCGTTTCTACAAAAGTTAGTGTACCGGTTGGTAGGTATCCCCCAACAGAATCTTTTGCATCAAAGTTAATATTTCCAGCATCCAATATTACAGGTATTGGACCCGTTGAAGAGCTAGGTGTAGCTGACCATTTTGGCACAGTTGTTGTCGAACTTCCTTTCCCATATGTTATAGTTAAAAGCGGAGCATTAGTGCCGTTAAAGTCTATATTTAATAATTCTAATATATTCTTATAAGTCAGTGTTCCCGCTTCTCCTGTTATCATTACACCTTGTAAGTTGTATGTAGGGTTGTTCTGACTAATCGTTTGAACTTCACCAATATCGTCACCGTTAGCGGTAGGTTTAGTAGAGTTATTGTTCTTAAAACCAACAGTAACCTGATTGCATTTAATTATAATAGCTGTAGTTGGTGTCAAGTCACTTGATGATATTGTTACTGTTGCTCCCATTATGAATTAGACTGTGCCTTTACTTGGTCTAGTAAAGCATTCCAGTCGGTTACTCCGTTTACTGTTACATTATAAGTATTATTAGTAGTTTGCTGTGTGTTATTGCTTGATGTTGACCCCAGGTAGCCCTGACTCGGTGCTAATGCACTTGATGCTTCCCAACCAGCATATTGTGAAAACAAATCTCCAAAAGAATAATTAGAGTATTCTAGCCTATTTATCTTTTCAAAGTCTATACCAAGTTTGTTAAGTCCCCATTGAACTATGCTTGATTGTAAGAGTTTGTTGATTGCGTCTATAACTAAGTTTATCATCCACTTAAAGGCATCTCCGACACCGTTAAATATCCAAAGTAATCCGTCCCCCATTAAAACAAATGCTCTTAAAATTCCTCGAATCACCGATTTAGCAAATTCTGCCCATCCGCCCATTGATTCTTGTAATTTATATATCCATGTCATAGCTAATGCTATTCCTGCAATCAGTAATATAAATGGATTTGCCATTAAAAACGCCATTGCAGTCTTGATGCCCGTTAACACACCCACTATTACTGGACCAGCTAAAACCCACGCTTGGGCGAATCCCGCTACTGATAAAACAGCCATACCTATAATTGTGGATAAGGTTCCAAACACCGTTAAAATGACAAACAGTGTTCGTGTTAATCCCTCGTTTTCTGAAATCCATGTTGCAACGTAGTCAACAATTGGCACTAACCACATAGCGATAGGTTCTAGTGCTTGACCAATAGTAAATCCTAAATACTTCATACTACCTTCAAGTATATCGAAACCTGTGGTAGCACCTTCAACCGAGTGCATAACCTCTTGAAATGTTTTGGTGGAAGAAGCCCATATCTGGTTCATGGCGTTTTTAATAGCCATACCTGCGAACATGATAGACAATGCCCAACCTTGGAAAGGTTGTTGTCTCTGTATTTTGCCTGCTGCTAACATAACTTTGTTAAGTCTAGCTTCTGTCGCCCCAAGATTTCTTAATTCAGCATCTAGTTTTTTAATACTTTTAGCAGAACCTTGTGCCTTTTGAAAATCTTTCATTGCTTTAGCAACTTTTCCTTTAGCTAGGTTAACTAAGTCAATTACTAGTTGTATATCCGCTTTTTGTCCGTTAGCCATTTATCTCTTTTTGTTAGCCTTTTTGTATGCTTTTTCTTCTTCTGATTTTACCCAATTGTGGGTCTTTAAAACTGACAATATATAAGGAATTGGTAGTTGTTTAAATTGGTTATAGTCAATACCTCTTTCCCAAAATAAATATAAGATGGATTGCATATTAGTCGGCTTATCCGACTTATCTACAAAGTCATCTATAAAATCAAATTGACTGGCCACGACTCACCTATTGTGAGGATGGCATATTTACCTTCACTACTGCTGGAAGGAATGTCAATAAATTTTGTGATACGAAGTGGTCAAGTTTCTTACCGTCTTTCGCTACATCAGGATATGATTGAGCCAAGGAAGCATACACAAGTCGGTGTAGTTTCTTTGAAACATCTGTACCAAGCATCTTAAGGATTTCTGTATTGTCCTTCTTTTCTTCGCCAAGAGCTCCCTTGTCGTCGCCTGACACTGACTGTAATTTATCCAAAACATAGTAGAAATCTTCCAAGTATTCACCAGTTAATGGGGATACTTCATAGGTACTTTCGTTACCACTTGCGTCTTTAATCTTAATTGTTTCTTTTTTTAAATCAAACATTTTCTATTCCTCTTCTCTAAAAAGCATCATTGTCATCTTCGACATGTGTTGCTTCTTTCTTCTTTGATAGTTCTATGATACTGCCCTTGAGGTCAGCTAATGATACTGCTTGTTCTTGTTGAACATTATGAAGCATTTCTAACTTGAAATCGCCTTGATAATACTCTAACAACTTTCTTAATCCCAACGTATAGCTATTATCAGATTCAATTCGACAAAACTCCTTGAATGCTGCGTGGACTTCCTTGTTTTCTTTGGTGTCGTCAGCCCTTATTGTAAAGCCTGTCTTTCCTTCCCACCAATCTTTAAAATCTACTTTTTTAATATCTGTATTCACTTCTTCCATTGTTTCTCCTCTATATAAATAAAAATTAAAAAATTAAATCAATAACCTTAGTTATTATTTAATGTTGTCCATGCTGGCATAGCTGTTGCAGCTAACTTACCTGTCATGAAGTTTGAAACACCTGCACCGTTTGTTGGTGAGAATTTCATAGTCATGTTGTAAGTTCTGTTATCGTCAGCGTTGTGCTCAAGGTCAAGTACTGTAACTGCTGCGTTATTAACTGCAAGAGTTTTGTAATCTGTTCCTGTAAGAGCTTGGATAACTACTACTTTGTCGCCTGCAGCAACTGCTGAAGCATCAAGGTTATCAGTAGCCATTGTATAGACTGTCTTAACACCAATTGTTTCTTGAGTGTAAGCGTGGTAGTCCCATACGTCAGCTAATGTAGCTTCTAGAGCTGGTACGATTTCGAAAGCCAATTCAACTTGTGATGTTGGTTTTTCTTTATCTACGTAACCGCCGAATACTGGGTCTGATTCAACGTCTGAATCCCCACCAGATTTACTGTAGGATTTGATTTGTCCTGAGAGGAATCCCAGGTGTGTGTTGGATGTTGCCGCTACGTCAAGCAATGTTGATGGAGCTGTTCCTGCTGGTGCAATCCAAATTTTTACTTTGTTTCTTGATATTGCTGTCATTTGTTTACCTATTATTTATTGTTAATTTATTATAATTGCCTTCAGCAATCTTCTTCTTGCGCTCATTGAGAATTCTACCTGTTGTATACATAAACTGTGAATCCCCGCTTCTAAAGTGATGTTGTGCTCGTGGGCTTGTGTGCATCCATCGAGACAAATTGAATTGTGGATATTTACCTTCTGAGTATCTATGTACTCCATCTACAGGTAATATCTTTGGGTCAAGGAATATCTGTCCTCGTGGGTTTGGTCCACCAAGTACCTTGCCTCTAATTGATTTATAGAGCCATCCTGTCTTACCCTTAGGTACCAAGACACGAGCTTGTTCTTTACCTATATTTACAAGGTCTTGAACTGTTTGCTGACCGGCCTTTTCTATCTGCTTTTGAAACTTAACTAGTCGAGCTTGAGCTCTTTGAGTATAGACTTTGGCACTGAATGTCGCTGCCATGTTTACTCTCTATCAAATGTAAATGTGATTGATTTAACGAAATATTGTCCGAAATTAGGGTCTGAGAATCCTGCGTCTGAAGTCCAGCCAACTAGCTCCATACCATCAAATGTTGTGCCTTCAATTGAAGCCACTATTTGGTCTGACATTTGTTCTATGCCCCTCGTACTAGTATAGAAGCAATCAACCGTAACATTTATAAATTGTCTACCTTTAGTACCACCGAACTTGTCTAGTCTTTTCTCAGCAATTATGGGGTTAATAGCAATCTGTGGTTTAGTTTTATTGTCATTAACATAGGCTGGGACTATAGAAACTGTCTTAGTTGCACCGCCTGTTTCCTCAGTTATCTTTATAGCTGAAGCTACTAATGCTGTTCTGATTGCACTAAAAACATCTACCGATAATGTTGTGTCTGAAATACTCATTAAATTTTACTAGCCTATGCTATTGAATTTACGCCTATGCGTGAGAAGAGCCTATGCTCTATTGTTTAAGATGTAGGTACTATATCGTCTGTTGCTATGTTTTCTACACGAGCAAGTCTAAGAATAGTTACTACGTTCTCTGGAAGGTAATTCTTATTGATTTCAACTACTTTAAAGTGGTCATTATCAATAACAAATTCATCGTCTTTACTAACAGTTTGGTCGTATTTAACGGCCATAGCCATTTCGCCTTCTTTTAATTGACCGAAAACCTGTGTAGATTTTCTATCCCAAAGAATGTCGTATGGTACTGTAACGATGGAAGTAGTAGTCTCGGTTTGACTCTCTATTTCTCCCCAACTATTATATATGGGGGTACTTTTGCTTATAAAGCTTACGGTTTTACCGAAGGCTTCAAACACCTCTGTTAGAAGGTCTAACCTAACATCATCTTGAAGGGCCATGATTAATACCTGTGTGTTGGGATTCTATAGGCAGTTGCTGCGCCACTTAATAGCTTACCCTCTTCTTCTTCTAGAGTAGTTTTGATTTCTCTATATTGAGAAACACCAACATCTGCTGGTTTAACAATTGAAATTGAACCAACTGACACTGATTTACCAGATGCTTTTTCGTTAACATCCTTTTCAAGTAAGGAATCAATAACTCTTAATGCTACTCTTTTTGTAGCGATTTTCTGTACTCTTGGAGGAGTAGTAGCAAACCCTGCTGTGTAATTAACTTGAACGGATTTTCTACCTACAATTGGTTTGTCATTCAAGAATACTATTTCACCGTCATTTGCGTATACTGTATAGTCGTCATTAACAACCATTGTTTCACTTAAGCTATAGAGGTCTGTGCCTAAGCTATATGGGCTCTTAATTACACTTTCTACTGATATGATTGGTGCATTAACAAGAGTTAAAGCGTCTTCTCCTTGGTAGTCTAATGTCTCTGTGTATACAGTTGAACCCCAAGTTCTTCCTGAAATTGCGTTAATTCTATCTGATTCTTCAGCAATCCAAGTTGCTACTTGGTCAGCCGTAGGATACGTTGAGGATGAAAAGTCCATTGTGGCACGTATCTCTGCCTTGATTTGTGATGCTGTTGTATATGCGTATGTCATTTGTTACCTCTATTTAAGTGCTAGGAATTGTCCAACACTCATTCCGCTTCCGGCTGAGATGCTTGAAACTGCTGCGTCTAAGTTATCTAAGTTGTTAGCTCTAGTACTAGTTAGTCCTTGAGCTGTTAATCCTGATTGAACAATAGCAATAGTTGCTTCTGCTCCTGATGAATATGGAACTACAATGTCTGAATTGACAAAGATTGTACCACCTGTTGTATCTAATAGGTCTGTAGCTGGTCCAGTACTTGGAACCCCATTACCACCAGTAATCAATAATGGTACTGTTGGGTCTGAAGTATTCTTAATCTTGAATCCACCATAGAATACATAATTAGCAGTGTTAGTTGCAATAATGTATAGGTCTTGGTCTGCAATACCGCCAGACGTGTAAAGCCAGTATGAAACGTAAGCATACATTTCTGACCATGATGCTGAGCCGTCATCTACTTCGATGTATAAATTCGTTCCAGTGATTGCGTAGCCAGTTAATGCTGAACCGTCTATTCCGTTTGCGTTGTAGACTGTATCTGCAGTTTGCGTTGCAAGGTACGTCACTGCTGCGTTTGTCGAAGACGTTCCACAAGTTCCAGCTGTTACGTCTACGAATCCGTATGCTGTTGTTCCTATGCAGTTTGAGATTCTCACTCTTATGCTTCTTGTACCAGCTGCTTCCACGCTGTCTGTCCACGTGTGTGAAGTTCCAGCTACTACGTCGTTGTATAACTCTTCATCGTTTGTTAAGTCATAAATTTGTAGTCGTGAGTTTGCAACCATTCCCGTTACTGCAACCGATTGATAGACTGGAGGAATAGGTGGATTTGTGATTGTTATTGCTCCGCCTGGGTTTCCTGTTGTGCTTGTGACTGTGCCTGTTGGTACTTGTACTGTGATTGCCGAAGCTGCTGCGTTCCAGAATGTAATCGTACCGCTGAATGTTGAATCGTCGAATATGTATGTGCCGGGAGCTGTTGGTGTCAATGTAATTTTACCAGATGCTCTGCTTATTTCGTAAGTATCAACGTCGCCAAGAACACAGTTACCGCCTGACAATGTTCCAGCACTTGCGTATGTTATTCCAATAACAGTCCAAGTTGAAGGTATAACAAATATTGAACCATCAGTTGTTGTCATTGGAATGTCTGCATCCCATTGTGCATCTTGGTTTGACCACCATTGTGCTCTTTGATATAGTTCAGCGTATGTGTGCGATGCTGTGATTGTGTATGTTTTAGCAGTGTTATCTAGTGCAAGGTGTGCTGCATCAATGTCTGCATTCGTTGTTGCATATTCTAGTAATGGAACTAATGCTGTAACGTAGAACTGGTCTTCTAAGTTTCCATAAGTTGCAACAAGGTCTGGTTTAGGTTGTGAATAACCTGGCTCTTGAACTTTAAGTACCATGTGGTCACGGTAATCATATACTCCATTTGAGTACACTTGAACAAGTTGTGCCATTGGTCCAGTTGTTAATGCACTACTGATTGCACCAGCTGGTTGTTGTCTGTATTTAACTGTCATGCCTGCAGGCGTACCGAGAGTAGTAATACCAGCCCATATAGCTTGAACTACGTCAGAGGAATCAACGTATCGCATACCATCATTGTAAAGGAAGTTGATTGACGTTGCGCCATCGCCCCATACCCAATCGTCGCCTAGTGTGAATGAACCTGGACCGTTAGTTGAAAGAGGGAACTCTACGTTTTGTAATGTTGACTCAGTAATCCAGCTCTCAATCATAAATGAGTACCAGTTCTGCACTGTAGTGGCTGTTGTGACTGTGAACTCTTTTGCGCCAACATCAACCGTTGCTGTGGTTCCGAATGAAAGTCCTGAGGATGCTAAGTATGAACGGTCTGCAGTTTGTTGTATTGCTACGTTTTGGACTGTGTTACCACAAACAATGCCCGTGACTCTGATTGGTAAGAACCCAACCTTTTGTACTGTATAATCGACTGTTTGGTCTGAGACGTATGATTCTGACCATCTCCAAGTAGGTCCAGTAGGCGTTGCAAGTACTGTCTGTGTTCCTGTCGCGAAGACTTTAACTGTTGAACCTGTTTCAATTCCTGAGAAGTCAAGTCCAGTGTTAACTGGTGGAGCTGTGACTGTGATTGCTGCTGCACCCACCCCCGTGTTAATGACATTAGTTCCAGAAGGCAATGCTACCGTAATTGCTGCACCGCTTGTATTTGTGAGTGTGATTTTATTGTTTGTATCTGTTTCGAATGTTGAGTCACTCAAGTTCCAATCGTCTGGCGTTGCTGTACCTGAGAACACGATAGTCGCTGGAGCAATCATGTCGTAGTCTCCGCCGTCAGTGATTGTTGTTGGAAGAGTTAATGTTCCGCCAGTGTACGGTGTGTAGTATTTTGTCTGGTCAACAGTTGTGAATATGTCTAGCGCGTCAATATAACAACCCGCGTTTGGGAACGTGTTATCTGAATACGTTGTACCTTGATTGACAATTCCTCTGTTCGTTCCGCTTACTTGTAAGTATTCGTTGTTTACGAATGGAGCATCGCCCGGCCCTAATGTGTAACCTGTTAATTTCAATTGGCCATAAGTTCCTAGGTCATTTATTGCTGCAACTGTTGCTGTTGCTCCTGAAGTTAAGCCAGTGATGGTATCACTTACTGCAAACCCACCGCCAGTTTCGTTGTCGTACTCTACAACTCTGTTTGCTGTTATTCTGATTTTAAATGTGAATGGAGCTGTAATAGTTTCAGCGTAAAGGTTAGTTGCATTTAATACAGTCCACGACCCTGAGTTAATTTGATATTCTACGTTTAATCCTAGCGGACTTGATACTAAGTCAGCCGTGACTGCTGATGTCCAGAACGTAGTGTTGTATCTTGGTTCAACGTTTCTGAATCCAGTTGTTGCTTCTAACTCGTAAGGGATTGTGAATGTTATTGATGCGTCAGTATCCCAGATGTATAATTTACCTGTTGCATCGAATCCACAACCACCTGAGATTGCAATAGCCGACCCCGTTGTTTTTTCTGAACCATTGAATCGTAACGCTAATATTCCGTTGCTTGCCGATTGATATACTTCATAGAAGTTTTTATCGAATACGGATGTGAATGTTCTACCAATGCTGTCGTAGTAAGTACCTGGTGTCGATAAGTCTGAGAATTGTCCGTTTGCTCCAGCAAATCCTTTTATTAAACAATCCTTTGCTGCGTCTATTCTGAATCCAGCATCATAGAAGTCTGAGAAGAAGTTTTGGAATGTTATGCCGGCGTTTGAGTTATCTACGTATAAGTTTGCACCAATTGTTGATGATATATCAAGAGGGTAACCAGCACTTTCTGGTATAACAAAGTTACTTAATAGACAATCTTTTGAACCGAGTAATATTGAAGCCCACTTTCTAGCTCCTCTACCAGCGTTCTCAAATTCAAAGTTTAAGAATTTACAAGTGTTACAGTTTGATATTGCGACCGCACTGCTATAAGTGCTGTTTCCATGGAAGTGTTTCTCTAGCGTCGAATGTCTATGTCCCTGGAATTTACAATTAATGTTGTTGACGTAGGAGTTCCAACGATGTGCGATTGATTTATAGAAACTATTCGCATTTGTTGGTGTGAATCCTGTTGTCGAGTCTTCATGTATTTGGTCATAAAGAACAGCCATTGATGTTGCAACTGTTTTTATATCTAGAACAAATTGTACTGTTCTTTCTCTTCTATTCCACTGCGCTCTTGTTAATTGGTGATATAGTCTTCCAGTGATTGCTGCAGTCGTTGTTGGTAAATAAGGAGTGTAATAATCTTGTGCAACCGAACCGCCATTAAAGTTTGACATCGTTGCATAGACTCTCATGCCGCTTGTCCAAGTGTTACTTGAACCGATTGTTAATGTACACGTTGTTGTTGCTGGTGGAATAAGAATAGTTACTGCAAGGAGTTTCCAATACTGATACAAGTCGGTTGCTGCTGTTTCAACTGTTGTTGCGCCAGACACTGCTTTTATTTTAAATCCTGAAATGGAATCATCTGTCGATAGTGCGATGTACCACGTGTAAGTATTACCAGCAGTAAGACCGCTGATTGTTTGAGTGAGTGTTGCGTTACCTGTTGCTACAAGTAAATCTGCCGCCGCAGTTGATGCTGGTATTGGACCTTGTTTTGCTGCCGCTGTTCCAGTTCCAGATATGTTTGTTTTTGCCCATGTAGCAGAAGTCATATCTTCTGATTGTAAACAGTAATTGTTGAACGTGAGTTGTGCTCTCGGAGTTACTTCCATTGAGGACGACTCTGACCAATTCACATCTTTTACGTTTCCGGCGGATTCGTATTTTCTTAGTACGTAATAGTATTTTGTATCGTTCACCGCTGTTGCGTCAGTAAGTGTTGTAGTGGAAGCGGTTGCTGTTGTAGCTACTCTTGAACCAGTTGTACAGACTTGTGTTCCTGTTTGTGAGCCCGATGTGTTTATGTTTGCGCCGTCTGGAGTTGTTGCTAAATTAAATGTATCAGCGTCAATGTAATTAACATAGTAAGTTGTTCCAGCAGTAAGTCCTGTTGGCAATGTTCCACCAGATATAGTGAACACAACAGGTTGGTCGTCTGCTAATCCGTGTCCCGTCCAAGTTACTACACAAGGTGATGCAACCGTTAATGTTACGTTTGCAGATTTAATGACCGCTGTATCTCTAAATAAATCAAATGCTGCAGGTGAAGCTATGTATGGTAAGATACTTGCTGGACCATAAACACAAGAGACTGTGTTTGAGCCAGGTGTCATACCAACATAATAAGGGAACGACTCAAGTGTTGCCGTAAATGGTTTTACATGACAATCTTTTTTAGAATCTTGTAACGGCATTAACCAATTATGGTCCATTAAACTTGATAATTTGAAATAGTAATCAGTCCCATCAGCCCACGCGGTGTTTGTTTTGTCGTACATAAATGTTGGGAACGAACCAACACCGTGTGTTCTATTATCAAACGAATTAAGATATTCTACGTTGTCAACTGTTGTTTCAGTACAGTTTTGTACGTACCATCCAGCACCATAAACTTTCAAGTCATTGAACACTGAATAATTAACGAAGTCTAGAATAAATGTGTAAACTGTCGCTTGTGTGTTGAGTTGGAAAATAGTTATACCGTCACAGACTAAGTTGTTGCAGTATTGGAATTGGAATATTTGCGTGTTAGACGAACCCATATAGTTTGCAGGGTGTACCGTTTTACTATAAGAGAAGTCATTAATTACTGCGTTGTTTAAGTAAGACCAAGTATAAGAGGCTGAGAATATACCTGCATCGTACACTGTCCTTATACCGCCAACGAATAATATTAATGCCGGTGTTTGACACATTGCAACTCTTGTTAAATTAAAGTTTGCACACTTCGTGACTACTGGTCTTCTACTCATACCTAAGTCAGTCCAACTAATTAATGCTGCAGTAGTACAGTTAATATAGAATACTTCTGACAAGAGTGCTTTATTGATAGTTAATGAACCAGAGTTCGTCATATCAATCAGCGACATATAACCTGTGTTAAAGTTTTGAATCTGAGTATCTTCTGCGAATATGATGTTTGGTATTTTAACGATTGCGCCATTAGGTACTACGTTTCCGTTTGTTCCATCACCGAATGTCAATACGTTTGTGAACTGGTCTTTGAATTTAGAACCAGGTGTTGGCGTTCCACTATGTTGCCCTTGTGTAAAGAATTTACCAATTACGCCAGCACCAGCATATTTCATTTGTGAATTATCTGTGTAGGCATAATTAATCATGTTAGATGAGGAGTATGTGGTTATGTTGTGCCATTGCTCAAAGACACCAGTACCGTTTCCTGTTTCGACCCACACTACTGGAATGAAGTCAGTTGTCCATGCGTTGAATGTTTGGTTTGCTGTGCCGTCTCCAGTTCCAAGAGAGATATAATCTCCCGTGACGTTCATCGTGCCAAGACCGTTGACGTTAATTGCGTTAAGTGTTGAACCAGATAAGATTCTACCCATAGGCATTCTGATGCCAGTTGACGTACTAGTGTTAGTTACGTTAAGAACACCGTTGTTAATACTAATTGACTTAAAGAATCTCTTTTGTGTGGTGTTAACTGTAATAGTTGCACCGTCTGCAATAACTAGTGAGTCACCAGACACTGCTGGAATGTATGTGTATGATGTCCAGTTTGCTGTTGTGGAGATAGTGTCTGCTGACCAGTTTGCTCCATCGTTAGTTGAGTAAGACGATGCGTTTGAACCGTATGCTGTTGCGAAAAACATTGACACTGATGTTGCACCGACCCCCGTATTAGAAGGACAATACATAACATTGTTCCAGTTAAGCGATGCTGATAAAGTTGCGCCTGACCACGTTGTACCGTCAGTTGAATAAGCTGCGTTTGTTCCACCGTAAGCTACTGCTACGAATGAACCGTTACCGTATGCAATGCTTGACCAGTTAGCCGTTGCTGGCAATGTGTCAGGTGTTGCGTCCCAAGTAATACCGTCAGCTGATGTTGTTGCATCGTCTGAACCGTATGATACTGCGACAAATAAACCTTCACCAAAAGTTAATCCTCGCCAATCACCGGCTGGTAGGGTTGATGATGACCAAGTTGCTCCTTTATCAGTTGAATATGCTCCCGCTGTTGTTGATGATGTGACTGCAAGTGTATTTGATGTTGAGTCGTATGCTATCGTTTGCCAGTTAGCTGTAGAAGGTAATGCTCCGCCAGCGAACCACGTTACACCGTCGTATGAGTACGCTGAGTCCGTTGCTCCGTATGCTATTGCTACGAATCTATCGCCAGCCCAAATGACTTTTTTCCATTCTTTAGATGCAGGCAATGTTGCTGCAACCCACGTTACACCATCAAGTGAATAACCAGCTGTTGTGCTTGGTCCACCCGCTACTGCGACGAATCTGTCGTCACCCGCGCACACACAATTCCATGCTGCGGATGCAGGCAGTGTTCTTGTTGTCCACGTACCTGTTTGCGCGTTTAATACTGTGCTTGCACCAGAAGTACCGCCAGTTGCTACGCCAACCATTACAGGGTAGATACATTCATCTATATTCTTATCCGTTGTAATTGTTATTGTTGCCATTTTATGTTCGTGCTACTGATGCTATTGTAGTTTTTGAGCTATTTGTGTAAGTAATTGTAATTATACCCACTACTGTTCCAGACGCCCCACCTTGCTTATAAGTAAAAACATCTGTTGTCGTTGTTGGATAAGTCATTGCTATATAATCATACTTATCTGTGATTAAAGCATTATTGGTAGTAACCTTAACGAAGAATTCTCCGTTTTGTTTGCTGAATTTTTGATAATCAGCTTCTATGAATTCTGAAGGAGCTATATTGGTCATTTACCATATACCCATTAATTTAGTAATTAATGCCACCGTTGAGGTTAAACTTGCTACTTTTGTAGCCAAATCAAACAACTTTTCTCGTGTCCAACTAACTTCATGTTTAAGGTCGTCGGTATTTTTATTTGACTGTGTGCGAAGTTGTTTTACTTCATCTTTCGTTGCGTATTTCTTATCTGCGGCCTTTACGAAAGAATCGAATTTTCTTTCTAGGCTTTGTTGACCGCTAATTACCGTAGTCATTTGAGCTTTCAAGGTCGCTATATCCTCTAACTGTTTTATATCAACTTCAATTAATTTTCTGGTAGTCATTATAAATTAACCGTCCCAGCTGAAAAGAATGCTCTTTGTCTATCTCGTAAAGAGTCTTGTGTAAAACCTTTAGTACCAAGCCATAGGTACCACAAGTCAGATAAGTTCTTAGTATAAACGTCGGAAAGACCTTCTTGTTGAAAGTAAAGTCTCCAAGCATCTGAGATATTTTGTGGATATGATAATGAAGTTGCTTCACAGACTGCTGCCTGTTCGAAGTCATCTCCTGTATATTGTTTAGTAGAAGTTTCTGTGAAGAGCGTTTGCTGTGACTTAAAGTAAGCCTTTCTTACGTCTTCGAATGTTCCTGTGTTAGTCATGATTCCCTCGTGAGGTACTGTGTGAATGTGATGTTAAAAAAAAGAAAATTAAAAAATTAAAGGGTTGTTATACCCTTAAGCAGCGTATGATTCGACTGTTACGATTGCATCTGGGTGCAATACTGCAAAGTCATATCTTTCTACGCCGAAAACAGTGTATTTTCTTAACTGCTTGTTTTCGTCCACAACAATTGTTGGGTCTCGCTTAACAGCATAACCGACAGCCTTTTCGCCTGAACCAGTTACACCTTGAACAATCATCTTAGCTTTGTTTGATGCTACTGCGATACTTTGTGTAACGTAGATTTTAACACCGAACAATTGACCAATAAGACCGTTTTCGATTGCACTTCGTGTACCGAATTCGTTAGCTTTTTGTACTTGACTGATGTTCAAGATTTGTTCTTCTTGTGAAGGGCAAATGAAAGCTACTGTTGGTGTGTACAACAAATTCTTGATTGCTCTGACAGCTTTTGTAAACTGTGACAAGCTCAATGTGTCTGTTGATGCGATTGCTGATGAAGCTACGTTGTTAACTGTGTAGTTAGTTGTAGCGTAAGTCAATGCTTCTGTTACACCAAGTGAATCTTTCTTCTGTGCTAGTGCGTAACCGACTTTCTTAGTCATATTTTCCATTACTGGGAAGAATGCGTCTTCAAGTTCTGATTTAGAAACTTCGAAGCCCATACCTCTTTCTGTAGGGACAAATGTAACTTGTCTGTTGCTCATAGCTTGGATAGCTACTGCGTTAGTTTCAGATAAGTCTGCTGCTGCTGTTGGTGCACCGTCAATAGTAACTGTCATGTCTCGACCAGGTTTTCTGAAGTCGAATTCTTGTGCTCCTACTGCTGTGTATACCAGGTTTTTAACTTGGTAATCTCTTAATTGCGTGTCCCAAATTTGTGGGTTAACTGCGATTGCTTCTGTATCTGAAGTAATGAATGCTCCAGTTGTGAAAGAATCGTAGGCTCTTTTAATAAAGTCCTTTTTACTCATTGTTTGTATTCTCCTATTTTAAGCATTTTTTCTTGCAAGCAATGCTTCAAAACTTGCTTTCTCTACCACATCTAGGTCTTCTTCTTTCATATTCAAAACTGATGGTTTATCATCTTTTGATGTTGATGGGGAACTGAATGGATTTTGTACTTGAACTGGCTGTTTACTTGATGCCAATTCGTCAACCTTTCGTTTAAGGGCTTCTAGTTGTCTAGCGTTTTCAAGGTCTTTTTCTTTTTGAGCCTTTTTAATCGCTTCTAGTTCAGCTTCCTTATCTTTGATTTGTTGGTTAATTGCAAACTCCTTTTCTGCTGCTTTTCTAGCTTCTTCTCTTTCTTTAGCTAAGAGCTGAGCAACATCTTCTGAAACAATTTTCTTGTTTGCAGCTTCAATTTCTTTGTGTAATTCTTCAACATTAAACGCAGGTGTTGTATCCTGTGCTACAGTCTTTGTAGCTTCTACATTCTCACTCATCTTACATTACCTCAAATTTCTTAAGCTTTTCTTTAGCTCTTTCAAGGGCTTCAGTAACGTGCTTAACACGGTCTTCTCGTTGTTTTAATTGTCCTTCGCCAACAGCTCGTTTTTCACGATTGTCATAAAACTGTTTCTTAGCGGCAATTTCCCAATATCTAGGATTTTGTTCGTAAAATCTGTCAGGGACTATCTTGTTAATTGCACCTGGTGCTTCTAACATATCCCATAATTCCTTGTCTAAATTATACTGTTCAGCATAATTTTCAAGGTCTGCCTTAGCATTTTCTAATGCTTTAGTATAAGACTCTACATCGTTTCGTAGATTCTCAACCATTGCCTCATGCGTAACTTTGGCTACAGAACCTTCCGTAACTCCTTGTTCTTGCATGTACTGTTCGTTATTTGTATTTACTATTGTATCTTCTACTTCTTTCATCTCTTCTCCTCTTATCTATCTAACGGTCTGTGACCAAATCCCAACTTGAATTTAAGTGTCCACACGTTAAATGTGTGTCAACATAAACCTCGAAACCAAGTTGATTAGCTGTATTAAAAAAGAACACGTCGCTGTGCGCTGAATGTCCTGGAATATATGTGAATGGAATCTTTTCTACCACGTATCGGCTCATTAAACAACAGCCCATACCACCGGCAGAACATCGTTTAAGGCCTTGCCTAAACCATTTTCCTATGTCTTTTGGGTCAACAACTTGTGTGCCCATAGTACCGGTCTTTTCGTTTTCCCAAGGTATAGTAACACAGACTGTTTGAACCTTCTCCTTCTCCCCTATAAGGTATAGTCCTGTAACAACATCCTTGTTGTCCCATACTAGAGCTTCCATAATATTACTTGCTGGAAATATATCACTTTCTAGTGACATAAGGTACTCGTAGTTACCTGCTAGGAAAACTTCTCGTGCCTTATTTTGTGCACGTGCCAAAGCCTCTCGTGAAGAGTTGCCTCGTTGAACTCTAAACACCTTTATTCCTAAAGGCTTTAGTTTTCTACAAAGCTTGTTATAATAAACTCCTTGGTCGTTTGAGTTATCTAAAAAGATATGTTCAAAGTTAGGATAAGTCAAGTTCTTACAGTTCTGTATGAACTTTTCTAGGCAGTAATCTTTACCTACGTATGTTGGTGTAAATACTAATATCTTTGGCCACTTCATGCAATTACCCCAGCACGATAATCAGCTGGAGTAGTGTTTACATTGAAAGTAAAGCCCAATAAGTCGCCATCTATAGCAACTTGTTCGTTGTCATCCCATTCGCAAAACGCTTCTGCTGAAACGCCACGTGACTGTTCGACTAATCTTCTATATCGCTTATCAATTATAGCTCTAACAAACAACTTTCCGTTGTCATATATAGCCTTAACCATTTTAGCAATTCCTTTCTTACTTCTCAATACTTCTCTTGCTGCATCATCACTAATGCTTGAATTTATTAGTTTGTCATATAACAGATGGTCAATATCGCCACCGCCTACCATTGTAGGTGTTTCGTTAATAACCTTAGCCCATTTCTTAAGCATAGCTTCAGAGAACATCTTTCCGTCTCTGTGTGGGTCTGTTGAGTTTAATACGAAAGTAATATAGTCTTCGCCGTCTCGTGACCTCTTGATAAAGCCTCGACTAGTGTCTAATTGAAAATTAATAACAGACCTTTTAATTAGTCTTTTTGGAGTAGCAACTGGCAATTGGTTTTTAACCCAAGTGTTAGCCATTAAATAAGCGTCTTTTTCACCATACTTTGGATAAGATGCAACATATACTTCTTCCCAACCATGTTGTAATGTGTGGTCAAGTTTTCCTAAATAGTTTGGAATTATTGGTGCGTTCATTGGTATCCTTATCTTAATGCGTTTGTAATATCAGACATGTTAGAATCTGATGGTTGTGCTGAGTCTGGTTGTGCTAAATAGACATCCTTTGTAGCAACATATGAAATAACTTTAATAATGAATCCTGTTTGTTCGTCAAAGAAGAATAGTCTAAATGCTTCTCGGCCATTAATGATGACCTTTTCTTTGTCAATAAGTGTTTTGTTTAGACCTGTACTCATCTGTTAGTGTGCACCTGGTCTTCTCGTGTAGTAACCTTAGGTTGTGCCTTGTTTCCTACACCAGCTGTTTTGCCTTTTCTGCTTGGAGCGTTATCTTTACTTCTAGGATTTCCACCCATAGCTGCGGATATTACGTCAACTTCTGGTTCTTTGAATATATCATCGCCACCGTAGAATAAGCCTTTATCAAGCATGTACTCTTTCATTACTTCATCAGTAAAGTTCATGGAAGCCATTGTTTGAACAACATTGTAAACCATTTGTTCTGCAAATCTGTTCATTGGTCCATAGAGCAATAAGTAAGTTGATTTGTTTATCTTTGGGAACAAGTCAAAGTTAATGTAATCTTCGACTGTTTTCTTAAACGATACAACAGTAGTTTCTATGCTATTAGATTGTGCATCAGCAGAACTTCTACCTGAAGCATCAGGGATACCAGCATCAATTGGTGGCACTCTTAATAGAATAAGAGTTTGACCATCTAGATACTTAAGAAGTTCAACTAATGAACTAGTTTCCTTCATGTCTCTTAATAACTGCGTTTTTAGTTTTCCTTTAAGGATAAACGGTATATGGTAAGAGTCGTCGTTCTTTCGAGCATACGTAAGGAAATCGTTAATGTCAGTGTTTGATGCTGACTCGAAATTGTATAGAAGTCTGTATTGACCTGTTTTCCAAAGCCAAGCAACATATCGTTTTATATATGATTTAAGAAGGAGGTTTTCCCAAAGACTTTTAAGGTCACTTGGTGCAAAGCCTCTGTTTGTGTCTCCAAATTTAACCCAAGTAATTTCATCCTTTGTCCAAGTTGGATAGACGTTAGTATTCTTGTTAGGCATTCTTGTGGTATAGCTTTCGGCATCACCGTTAGAATCTAACTTAGGTTCAATATTGGCTGAGTCAAGTACGTTTAAGTACTTAACCTTGCCATCAGTATATCGCACAATTTCAATAAACACATTGTTATAGAGTTTCCCAAGCAAATAAATCTTGCGTAGGAGTTTCGTTCTAAACATGTAATTTTCTTCTAATCTTAATTCTGCTTCCCAATCGTAAGTTCTGTCCTCACGTCGGACGATTGAATATTCCCCTTCCATACACTTGTCTACAAAGTGATTTAATGCTCCACGAGCTACGGGGTCTTTGTCAATTTCTGACAGAATAAGTTCATAGGAAAATTCAGGATAAACGGATGGTCCGTTCTTACCCCAAACCATATTTATAGGCGTAGCCTTAGAATAGTCTCGTTTAACTAGTTTCTTCTTGGTTTGTTTTGAATTCATTAGAAATGTGTGCGCTTACTACTATTATTATATGGGGGTAGTTTTATTTATAAAGCTTTCTCTTTTTAAGTTTTGGTTAACATATTTATAGGGTTTAGTACAGTTTTGGGTTTTATAGTCTACCCAGCTTACTCTAAATTCCCTCATATAACCCATCTGGTCTAAATACCATCCGGGGTTTTCTATAACATCTTGAAGAAACCTGTCATATATTTCTTCTTCTTCTTCAATTGTGTATCCACTAGCCTTTAGTAAACTACTGGCACCCTTGAATTTAACTTGAATACCTACCATTGGAATGCCTCCAACCGTTCTTCATCTTCTATAAAGAAGTAAGTACTCATAAGGAATGAGTCTATAAGGTCATCTGTATAACCTGGTGCGTGTTGAATAACAGACTGTCTTGCACCCGGAGTATTTTCTAACGCTAACATCTCTGTCTTTAGCTCATCGTCTTTGTATGACTTAATCTTACCACGCTTGAGTTGCACACGGAATGCTCCGTATTTCTTAACCTTATCGGCTCTAAATGCCATTCTATGTACATCCCAACCAGCGTCTTCCATTTGTCTAATAAAGACTTGACCCGCAGGACAATCATCTACGACAATTCGTTGGATGTTAAAGGATTTACGTAATAATCTAATATCGTTAATAAGCTCGTTATCTAATCCAACTGGATAAGCCTTACTGTATAATCTTCGTATCATACCTTCTTTGTCTAGGTAGGTACACGTTAGGATTGTTCTAGAAGTAACTTGGCCACCAAAGTCTACACCAAGGTCACAAGGCTCCTTAAATGAGTTGTACATTTCTGTGCCTTCATCGAAAACAGCAAAAATGTCCTGTGGATTAAAGTAGGAAGATTCCCCTTTTACAAATCTACAGTAATAGGCTCTCTGAACTTCATCAGTCTTACCGTCAGCATTTAGTTGCCTAACTGTTTTCATTACGGTTTCATAATATTTTGGATTTTCTAATCTAATGCAGTCAATTGTAAATGTAATACTAACCGCAGTGTTATCTGCATAGATACTATCTGGGTCCACCATTCTATAGAAGAATCCTGAGGACAACCAAGGTGTGGATGTGTATACTCGCACAGCATCTGTACTGTTTCCTGTTGGGTATAAGTAGTCGTAGTGGAACTGGTCTGTTATTCTATCAGTCATTCCCGCTTCATCTTCGATTATAAGAGAACCTGTTTCACCCAGAACAACGGGAGTTGGTGGATAAGATTTAATGGTACTTCCAGCTCTACTTCCCTGTAGTAACAAAGGTCCATTTATCTTTTCATCATAGGCTTTAAATGTAATCGTTGTGGTGTTGTTCGGTTCTTTGTCATCTAATAAACTTTCAAATAAACCAACATACTCGTTGTTTTTGTAATACCCAAACATCTCTTTTCCGTCTGGTGTTTTATAGGTGTCTTTTAAGAATCTGTCACCCATACGTAAGAATTTTTTAATGTTATATAGAAGAGTTTTTGCTTGAACGTCCGAAGCAGAAATTATAATTACTGATGTACTTTCACCAGCCCCACACGGGAGTTTATTAAATACACAAGCCCAACTGGCAACAATAGTTAACATTGTAGATTTACCAACTTGACGGCTTGTAAGAATAACGTATTCACGACCATCAACAACTACCTTTATATAGTCTTCAGTGTCTGGCACAATAATATTAATTTGTCTATTACGTCTATTTTCTATAGCACGTTGTAAAACTGTTAAAGAATAAACTTGCCACGAATAAATGTGTCCTAGGCGTTTACCATTGGCATTTTTATAATCTGGAACAACCATCCCATCTGGTCTACATCCTAGCATTCTTTCGGCGAAAACTACTATGTTTTTCGATGATGCTGCAATGAGTCCTAAATTGGTATCTGGCTGTCTGTAAGCCTCCATTTGTTTAATGAAGTCTTCGTCAACTATTATTTCTTTATTTGGCATTAGTTCTTTCTCTTATATAAACTTTATAATCGGATTCTGACAATCCCGTAGTACATCTCTTTTTGTGCTGTTCGGCTAAAATAGCAGAATAACAAATAAATCCACAATCACACTTATATTCCGTCATTTTCTTTGCACCCAATTTATAAACTTCTTATTATCTCTTATTAAACTATAAATGCCATTAGCCAGTGTCTCAACCTGTGATTCACTAAAGTTCTTGTTACCTGTGTTACTAAACTCTATGGCATGTATAAGTTCATGTAGAATAGAAGACCTTTCAACTGTTGGTCCCATTGGAGCGGTAGAAACCTCAATCTCAAATTTTCTGGTTTCAAATGTTGCATATTTAGAAGCTGGAATTTTTCTAACTTTAATTGGAATATTATGGCATAAAATTTTAATGTTTTTGGGTCCACTATAACTCATCTTTACCACACCGATTTATCTTTAAATATCTCTGCACTCTCGTTGCCCGCACGGACTTTAACACTGAGTGCATCATTTGTTGTTGTTAAAGGCTCTAAGGTCTTTGCCGCATTACCTTTAAACACACCATTAGGGTCATATACTTCAGAAGGTTTAAATCTATCCGGCGCAATACTATTAAGAAGTCTTTTGGTCGTTATAAAGTTACCAGGAGCTTTTCCCATAATAAGGCCTTGAACAAAGTTAACAGAAGTAACAAAGGCTTCGCCCTCGTCTGTATAAATTAATACTGATTTACCATTCTTGGAGAGCATAAGGACTGTCATAATACCGACTTAAGAAGGAATGATTCCGACTTGTTTATTTATCAATGAACATTTATAAGCAGAACTAGTATATAAAGATTTATATACTGTAGTATATATGTTGTAATATATAGGTTGTAGTATATAGAAGAGAGACGTATGGAAATTGCATCCATGCTGTGTGGGTTGCAGCCACATACCTTACTGCTTGGCTAACGTCTCTATATGAAGATAGTCGGAATCGAACCGACGATGCACTAAGCACTGGGTTTGAACCAGTTCCATTACCATTCTGGGCATATCTCCTTTAACGCCGTGAGCCGGACTCGAACCGACAATTCCGAAGAGCTTGTTTTCAAGACAAGTAGGCTACCAACTGCCCAATCACGGCTTTTTATAATGTTCTTGTTGTACTAAGTAAGGAATACTGTCTAAAGATAAAAGCTTAACACGAATCTGTTTGGTGCCTTTACTAGTAGTAACTTGTTTGTGATAAGTGCCTACCAGTTGGTCTCGGACTTTCTGCGTCCACATTACCATTAAAAAATTTAAGTAATCAGGACATTTATAAGGAACCTTGTGTTCATGCTCTGCCGTTTGACAGGCATACTCAAACACCCACTGCCTATAGTACTTTGTATCAAAGCCAACAGGGTTGGTTAAGACGATTTCCCTTATTAATGAATCTAAGGTTTCTTTCAAGGTGACAACAGCAGGATTTGCACCTGCGAAACACTAAGTTCCGATTTCTAAGACCGGAGGGTTTGACTACTTCCTCTATGCTGCCATAAGTGATAGATGCAGGAGTCGAACCTGCTAAGCGACTTACGCAGAAGATTTTAAGTCTCCTCCATTATCCGATTTGGTAATCTACCATAACGCCAACACTGGGAATTGAACCCAGATAATCTTTCGAAAACTAGTTTAGCAAACTAATAAGCTACCACTGCTCAATGTTGGCATACAAGGCGGGGGCACTAGCGACAGTGCCTACATTATACTAGGAATGGCAACTTCCATAATACCGCCACATGGGAAATAAGGGAATCGAACCCTTGTCGTCTGTTTTGGAGACAGTTATTCTACCACTGAACTAATTTCCCGCTCGGTTGTGCTACTGCTACACTATACATCCATTAACACTGAAGTTGACACAATCGTCATTGTGTTGGAAATTAGGAGTTGCACCTAACCCTACCGATAAGCTGCGACTGAGATTCGAACTCAGACCCCGAGTTTACAAGACTAGTGTGCTATCCGTTAAACACTACCACAGCAAAATAAATGGACCGAGCGAGATTCGAACTCACAACTCTGGATTGCAAATCGAGCGTTTTACCGTTAGCAACTATGGGCCCATGGTAGGATGTACAGGACTTGCACCTGTCGACTCTTGGTCATGAGCTTATTTAGAAAGGTTTGCTTTTAATGTAAACCATTCCTTTTCATTCCAATGTAACCAAAAGTGGCAATTTGGACAAATAAGTTCACACTTATTAATTTCTGATTGAAGTCGTTTCATTGACATATTCGAAACGGCACTACCACTTAATTTAAAATCTTTCTTAGTTTTATCTTTGTGATGAAACTGTAAAATCTCTGGATGTAAGTTCCACCCACAATGAGCACAACCACCACAATTCAATTTTAATGATTGAAAATAGCTAATTCTCTCTTGGTATCTATTCTTTTGCCAAGCTCTTTGTACTTTAGTTTCTTTATAAGGCATATACCTTCCAGAGGACTCGAACCTCTCCTTTTTCAGCTCATGAGGCTGATGGGCTTGCCCCGACCCGAGGAAGATGTATAACGCCCACACTCCGACTCGAACGGAGATTCTACTGGTTAACAGCCAGGTGCGATACCGATTACGCTATGTAGGCATAAAAAACTAATCTTTAACAGATATTGATATAATAATCTGTCGCAAGTCTTCAGGAACTTCTTTCATGTCAAGGTACTCGTGTAAAGTAATCTTGAAACCTTCCTTTCGTAAAATCTTTCTGAATCTCTTCAGAATCTTTTTTACTTTTTTCCACTGTGCAATTTTACTTTGTCCACGTATTACTTGGAAAAGTTTCCCTCGCACGTGTGAAGGAAGTTTCTCGTTCTGTGAAACAATGATTGGTTTCTTACCACGTTCATAATCTTTATGACATTTATCACAAAGTGTTATTAGGTTACGTGGTTTATCTTCCCCACCGTTTCTCTGAGCTTTAATATGATGAACAGTTAGTAAGTCTGTCTTTTTTTCACAGGCACTATTCTGACATTTAAACTCATCACGTGTGTATACTTCGTATCTTGCTAGATACCAAGCATACATTCTATCCATATCTTCTGGAGCTAATGGTTGAGGATTCTTCCTAAGCCATAAGGCAAAGTATTTATCCTTGTCTAGTTTGGTTTTAAAAAGTTCATCCTTCATATCAATCAACTCTAAATGTATGTGGCCACAGAGAATCGAACTCTGATTCCATGAGCTTCAGTCATGCGTCCTCCCATTGAACGATAGCCACGTATGGTTAAACTGAGGGAATCGAACCCTCCCCTGGAAATTCACAGTCTCCCGGACGTCCCACTATCCCAAGTCTAACATATAGTATATAAATATTTGTATTGTCTACAAGCTATTTGGGATTTGCACCCAAGTTTAATCCTTCGCAAGGACTCGTTCTATCTGCTGAACTAATAGCCTATTTGATATTAGGATAATTACCCATAAACCTATCTCCATCATAGACATAGACTAGTCCTGGTAAAAACTTTTTACAATGATAAAATCGGCAACTAGGATAAAATGAAAGTAAGTGGTCGCTAACTAATGACTTATCGATTTCATAAAATAAGTCCTTACCATAATCTTTTATGGGATTTCTATCCCCTGCCTTGCTCATATACTCCCAACCGGAATTGCACCGATTCCACATTGGTTCAAAACCAAGTATCTTTCTGTCTGACCCTAGGAGTTCTGATTATAACAAATTTCTTTAATCTTTTTGGCAATCTTACGGAACCAAGCTTTTCTTTCTAACTGTCTTGCTCTTTCCATTCTTAGAGCAGACTGTCCGCCTGTTTTGTGTTTACCACCAATGTATGATTTTGATGACCACTTAATTTCCATTTTCCCTGTGTTGGACATAATGGCTATTGTAGCATCATTTTGGTCTAAAACTACCATCATATATTGATTACCAAACTTAACGTCTGGTACTTGAAATTCTTTTCCACAATGGTAAATAAACTCTTTTAGTGGATAAGGTATAATGTCTAGTGAGCCTTCTTCGGAATCCCACAAATAAACGTGAGCGTCCTTCAGATTAGCTCTAATCTTTCAGAGACCTTCAACCACAGCATTTCTGTGATTAGCGTCTTTGATATTTGCTGCGCTACTGATTTCTTCGTCAAGCTTAGCTGACATTCCTTTTTTGCCTTGAGGGATGGCAAGAGTTATTTTTGTCATAACATACCTATTGGGAATCGAACCCAACATTAAAGTTTCGAAGACTTTCGTGATTCCACTTCACTATAGGTATAAACTTCCCAACTGGGAATTGCACCCAGAATAAAGGTTTAGAAGACCCTTGTGATATCTATTTCACTATTGGGAAATAAGTAGGAATAAAGGGGATTGAACCCTTGGCCTTTCGGATATCAGCCGAATGCTCTACCACTGAGCTATACTCCTATAATGAACCGTGTGAGATTCGAACTCACGGCTTTTTGGTTAAGAGCCAAACACTCTGGCCAGGCTGAGTTAACGGTCCTTTGTTAAATCTATAAATTCATATATTCCACTTTTACACTTGGGACAAGTACTTCCAACTATAAAATGATTAAGGTGGTGTAGAACGCTAGTACAGTCTTTATTAGTGCATCTAATAAATTTGTATGCCTGCTCAATTCTACCGTCTTTCATAAATGAGCTCACGGGGAATTGAACCCCGACTTACTGATTAAAAGTCAGTTAGATTACCGTTCTCTTATGAGCCCTTATATACAATAAATACATTTCTGAATTTCAGGTAATAAATTTCTTGTCTTACCACAAACTTGACATTTGCCGGGTTTCATTTTTTGTATTAATTGTCTTAATTTATTCAATGCCGATAACGGGATTCGCACCCATGTTACCTGATTGAAAATCAAGTGTGCTTGTCTACTACACTATAACGGCAAATGCGAGATACAGGAATCGAACCTGTTCTAGCTGAGATATAAGCTCAGTAAAAATCCAATTTTCTAATCTCGCATAAATGAGGTTAGGGAGAATCGAACTCCCAACTTATGGTCCCAAACCACAGATTATACCACTTAACTATAACCCCTTATAAATAAAGATAACAAGCTGCGCCTCACCTTTAAATCCTTGGCAACAACTTATCCTCTTGCAGTTTTCCTCTGCACGAGTTGTTATCTAACGCCCGCTCCGGAACTTGCATCCGGTTCAACTGAGTGACAGTCAGACGTAATACTCATATACTAAACAGGCAATAAAAATAAGTAGACCTAGGTCCTCAGTTATTCCCCGGATTGGAGGACTCCACGAAGTCCGGGCTAGATGTTCTCATAGTTAGTCTACACGGAGAACCCGCGATGCACCATATGGGAATTGAACCCATGTCTCTTGTTTGGAAGACAAGTATCTTGGCCGTTGGAACAATGGTGCGTGTATGCGAAATGTGGAAGTTGCATCCACTCTAAAACATTGGCAATGTCTCGTACCACTAACAATACTTATTTCGCTTAATAACTAGACAGGTTAATTTAACGTCCCCTTGCGAAGACGGTGGGCGTTGAATCCCACTAGAGCTGTTTTTTAGACTGCTGTTTTACCGTTTTGGTGTTGCTGTATCTGTCTATATGTATCATACAGGAGTTGAACCTGTCTTTGATGGGTGTAAACCAACTGTTCTACCGATGAACTAATGATACAATAATCTCTCTTGCCAGAGTTGCACTGACCAATGCTTGGTTTACAGCCAAGTGCGCCACTTCGACACTTAAGAGAGTTTTAAATATATTCTTTCTTTGGTAACACCTTAGCACCAAAGGAATGATTAGGTATGTATGCTCTAATTAAATAATGACCGTCTATTGCTTCTAAGGTAAATATTACCTTCTCGTCGGAATGAAACCGTTTAAATCGGTGCATTTCTGACTCAACGACAACATACGCCTTACTTAAATGTATCTTTTCTTGGGACATATCAACAAACCCAAGCTTACGTAAGTCGTCGTCTAAGCCCATAATCTATAATTACTATATGGTGGTAGTTTATTTATAAAGGTTACTATTGTATTTATAAACAAAGTTACAAGGCAGACCGTTACCCCCTGCTGTAGGAACATTCCTGACCTGTTTTGTCTTTAGTTCCGGCCCGTTCAAAGCCGTGGGTTGATACGTTTCAGCTCTATAAGGACTATGGTTAAGTCCGAGCGTTTCCCCACCTTCTTGTAACATAAGCACTCTAGCATCACTACTATATAAACATTTGTATTGTGTAGTATATAGGTTATAGTGTATAAATATTTATATACTAGTAATCATACGAAAATGGTATGGAACACATAACTCTTAAAGGAAAGTATACAAACGCCCTGGTGACTACAAACACTGCGGAATCTACTTGCCTAGAACAAATTCGTACAATGATTGATTCTCCTGCTTTCGATAAGCCAGTTGTTATTATGCCTGATACACACGCGGGTAAAGGCAGCGTAGTTGGATTCACTATGCCTATGGGCGATAAGGTAGTTCCTAACTGTATTGGTGTAGATATTGGTTGTGGTATTTATGCTTATGAAATTGAAAGTAATGAGCCTCCCGCAGGAGCGTGGGTTGTAAATGCAACCCCCGAAGAAACCGAAGAAGCCTTTAAGGAAATGGATAAAAAGATTCGTAAAGCCATCCCTCTAGGGTTCTCTATTAGAGAAACTCCATTCAAAAATCTAACTATAGAAGAACTAGAAAAGAAATGTGCTTCTGAAAGACATCTATCCGCACTTCTTACAAAGTTAGGTTTAAACGTCGAAAGAACACTTAAACAAGTAGGAACACTTGGTGGTGGTAATCACTTTATTGAAATTGCTAAATCAGCTAACACGGGTAAATACTGGCTTGTACTACATACTGGTTCTCGTAACCTTGGTAAGCAAGTAGCTGACTATCATCAGAAGAAAGCAGTAGCACATGTGGCACAAACAAGAAAGGCACTATTAGACGCCTCTATGTGTATGCCACCAGAATTAAGAGAAGAGTTTAGACAAGAAATAAAAAAGGTATCTGACTTCTTTGGTTTTGCTGACGATGTTGCTTTCTTAGAAGGTTTAGCAAAAGAAGAATACTTAAAAGATATGCAAATTGCACAGAGGTATGCACATGTCAACAAAGAAATTATGGCGGAAGCTATCGCCGAAGCCCTCGGCATCACGTTCACGGAAAACAAAATCCGCTCGGTACACAACTACATTGACTTTAGTGACAACATTATCCGCAAAGGAGCTACAAGAGCTAATACAGGAGAGCTCTTTGTTGTTCCGTTTAACATGCGAGATGGTACCTTGGTCTGTAGAGGTAAAGGAAACAAAGAATGGAATAATTCAGCACCCCACGGAGCGGGTCGGGTTCTCGCTCGTGGCAACGCCAAAAGAACGCTCAAGCTTGAAGACTTCAAAGAAACAATGAAGAACGTATGGTCTTCCTCTGTATGTAGTGATACGTTAGATGAATCACCTATGGCATATAAACTTCCATCAGAAATCGAGGAGGCTATCGAGCCTACTTGTGAGATAGTAGACAGACTAATACCTGTATATAATTTAAAAGCTTCGGAGAAAAACGAATGACAACAAAACGAAAGAAGATTAAAGCAGACTTTAATACTATAGAAAGAGAAATGGAAAAGAAATGGTATAAAGACTATTGCCAGCTACAAGCCAAAGATGGTGTTGTATATACCTTAGCCAACGGGAATAGAAGAACAACCCTTTTACACAATCACAAGTACTTTATCTTGTATTACCTAGGAATGGACTCTGATGGAGACATTAAGTTGCGCTCCAAGGAAGTATACCAGCACGACTTTGACCCATCTGAGTGGAAAGAAGTGACCTTATACTACAGAGTGTGGGACTAATGGGACACAACGTAGACCTAGGCATGTTTGGTATAACTAACCTTAACTGCCAAAGATGTAACAAACCACTAGACTTAGAAGAAGTAGATATAGACTGCGATATCAAAATCAGAGATACCTTTGAATTTGAACTTAATACCCAATGTTACAAGTGTGAATATCAAAACGAATTTGTATTCCAACTTACCCTAAAGTAGCACCACCACTAATTAGTAATAACCACATGACACATACCTTAGGATTTATACCTATTTGGAGTAATGACGGGGGTATGTATAGAATTAAATACCCATTTCATTTATCCTTATACCTATGGAACAAAAGGTTATACTACGAATTTGAATTATTAGGACTATACCTCTATAAATATTGAGAGCACAATGGACATAAAAGAAGCTAATACACGTTTTGAACGATTCCGCACCGACCACCCTACTAAGCCTTTCATATTCGAAATCCTGGATGACAGTCAAATAATCTGTATCATAGATAAAGAATACATGGATAAGCTCAACAGTCCCTTCAAGGGCTATTTCCAGCTTGAAGGGGATAGGTACGTCTGTATTAAGACCCCACCTGTAAGAGGACCCAACCCATTTCAACACTTTAACCACCCAATTTAGGGGGCGTATTCTCAAATACCTAATTTTAAGCGATTTTACCCCATAATTATACCCACCCCCTATATCTTACTATGCCGGAACCATAATAATTGAAATTTAAGCCCTTTCCGTGCGTTATACGCGATTTTAAACCTTTATCAAATACCCAGATTTACACAAGTACCTCATTTATAGCCAATCCTAGGGCATTACAAGCACTTTCTTGAGCATATAAACCCCATTTCCCAGTAAGGTACCATATTCCAATCGAATTTTTTGAACTTATGCACAAATATTTTGAGTGTATATACAAATTTTTTTAGTGTATGTCCTCCCCATACTAGATAATCCCGAATTCGTATGGAATTTCGTGAACTGTATTCGGTATTGTGCCGACATATCCTTTATAAATGTTCTATTATAAATAACATATTTATAAATGTTCATTTATAAGCATATATCCTTTATATACTACATATTTATATATAAAACATATATAAATGAAGCATATATAAACATATACTCTTATATACCTTAATATACACTTATATATACTGATATGTTATATTATATGAAGATATACTACTTATATTTATTAATATATTACTTATAATACGTATATACTACATATACATATACATATACACACGTATATACTACTATATACGAGAATATACGTATATATACGTATATACATATATTATATATATGAAAATAGGAGAAACCCCACAAAATAGATAAAAATAGTAGTATAAAAATAACGTATAACGAAAGGAAACCCCCTAAATTTACATTATTTTTTATAACCCATAGCAAAAGATGGTTTAATATTATAATTCAAAATATCGCATAAAATAACCCTTATAATTGATTGGTATATTTATACCATATGTGTGATATGTTTATACCACTCTATACTTTATTTTGGTATATTTATATCACCGTGCGAAAAGGTTATCTTTTTGCTCCGCAGTCAGAGAAGGCTTTATAAAGCTTATAAATGTGTGTTGTATAATTATGAGTATATGAGTAATACGTTAGTATTACGAATATACGAATAATTATTATATATACATATATAAGATATATATACCTTATATGACTGTGAGTAAAAAGGTAACAACGCAACGACGTGTGTTATATACAATAAATCTTATAATTCCTATTCGGAATAGTCCCGACACTGTTATATAATAATCTCGTATAAAATCCCGATTTTTGTTTATATGTCACTATTCACTAGTACCCAGCGACATTATAACGGTACATTTATAAACCACAACTCCCTAGAATATGGATAAGTAATAAATAATTATTACCGACGATAAAAAAAGATTATCACGAGGAGAAAAAAATGAGAATATCACCATGTAACGAACAATTTAATTTTATATCATCATCATTTTTTTATTTTGTGCAAAGCATAACCCCAACAATAACACGAGAGGCATAAAACAAAATGACAACCTATAAAATATGCGGATATTATGCAAACACTACAAAAAGGTTTAAAACCATCTATACTACGAGTTTAGAACACGCCATGAGTATTAATTTATGGAAAGGTTCAGTTTATGCCCTATACCAAAGTGGGGGAAATTGGAAAAGAATAAAAGCCGTTTAATTTTCCTTTAACTCAACCACTTTAAAGTGACGGTTTCAAGTCCGATTAAATGAGGAGAAAAGGTTAAAAAAGAATGATAAACCAATACGACACAAACTTTATCAACGCCCTTAATATTTTAGTTGATTGTAATTTATTTAAAATCGTTAATAAAGATAACAACTACCTTTATTTTACTTCTAAATTAATATACAAGGATAAAAAGTATGTTGCGTGTGTATCACTCAATAAACTTAAGTTATGTGAGCACAAAACCGACTTTTTTATATTGGCTATTGAGGAACTAAACAACTACTAAAAAAAGGAGAGGCGAACCTTTTTCTTAATCACTAACTAATGACAACAAATAAACCTATTTTAAAAATAGTAAGTTTTGTTTATAAATGTTCATTTATTAATAAGTGTTTCAGTAGTCGGAAGAATGCCGACACAATACGAAACAATAACGAATATATACGATATAATATAGAATACTATACTAATATACACTATAAGCCTATAACTACATTTAAGGCGAATTTGAAAAACTCCTTTAAGGCGCAATTTGTTTATATAGTCCTTTTTAAAGATTTGTATTTTATGGTTTGCAGTTACTTTATAAATAAAGGCTTTGTCGTCGAGAAAATAAACGAAACATTTATATACTTAATATACCATATAAAAGTATAAATATTTAGGCAATAGAAATTAATTAAGGGGCAAACACCCCTTATATTTTATAATCATAAACCTTTATAGGTTTGAGATACAGAACAACGACAGAACAGTTTAAATATAAACGGTGAAACAATGACAAACGAATTTAAAACACAACTCCCGCTTTTAAGGGAACTAGTAACAAAGCAATTTTTGACTTATACAAACAGCTACCCAACGCCTCGACGTATGGCAAACGCTATTAAAAAACAAATGGCACTTATCGACGAAATAGAACAAGCCGACGACTTTAAAACGCCTCTTATTATTACTATTGAGTGGAAAAGGTCGGCTACGTGGGGAATGAATCCAAAAGCTTTTACTAATCTAGGCTTTGAAGGTTCGAGTATTGGGGGTTGTGGTTATTGCAAACACTCAACCGCAACAGCTCAAGCACTAAACAACGATTTAAGAATATTAAAACTTATGTACTTTAAGAAAGAAGCAGAACTACGACAACGCAAACCAACATATACAGAACAGAACGGACGAGAAGAAAACAGCGAAAGAGCTATAAACCACTTTTTAATGGGTTACGGCAGCGGATATTGTGCCCTCCCAAGATTTGAGGGGGGAGTAGGCGTTAATTGTCATATCGAAATATGTTCAATGTTAGGCTTAAAAATGGAAAGCGTAACAGATACAAAGCATGTTAATGTTTATAGAGTCGAGGTTAAAACACAATGATTAAAACCATTAATGAAAAACTAGAAGCACAATTAAGTAAATTATTTTTAAAACGCGATACTTTAACCCGTGATATTGCATACTCAACGAAGAAGGCTTTAAGTACAGTATAGGAGAAGTCTCTTATAACAAATGGTGTAACTATGACGAATAAAGTAACCAAACTAAAATTCAGTAGCACAGAAGCATACACACTCGACGAAATTGAGACACAGAAACTCTGGGATAAACTCAGAGGTAGAACATACACATTGGTGGAAGAATGATTAACGAACCTTGTAAATGTGGTGGCACATACAAAGAAAGGATAGTAGGAGATGTTTGTTCCGACTGTGGACACTTAAAGGAGGTATTAGAATGAGTATATTTAAGCCACAAACCAAGACACTATGTTGTCCTAAATGTGGAGAAGTAGAAGCAACGCTAGAAACATTTACTGACCGATTCGACCATGAGCTTGAATGGCAGGAATATATATGTCCTACTTGTGAATATACATTTGAAGATGTATATACTAACGACGAGGAAGAAAACAGATAGTTTAATATGACTATTAGACTAGCGAAATGTTTATATAGTTTAATACAAGGAGATAATGACAATGAGAAGAGTTAGAACAGCAATACCAACAATAGCCACAAGATACTTTCGTGGAGAAAGAACTGTTAAGACCAATAGAACTAAGACAGGTAATATGCTAACCCTTGAGAAAGC